TAAAGCCCAAGAAGAAAACGCAGTCTTTATAGACGGCACAGAACTAAAAGAATCTGACATGACAGACAAACAAAAATATCTTGTCAAACAATGTCAAAACCTTTCTCATAGAAAGGCTAACTTAGATTTAGAAGCAGACCAGGTAAATGCTGCTTTAAATGTATTCCAGAATGAGCTGATTGTATCTATTAAACAGGTAGCAGACGAAGTTTTGGATAAAGGATCTGATAATATCAAAGGAGATAAATAATGATTGATTTAATTATGTGGTTAACCACAATAGTAACAGTTGCCTCTCTAGTAGCAGCAAGTACGCCAACGCCTAAAGACGATCAATGGATCGGTAAGCTCTATAAATTTATAGATCTATTAGCTTTAAACATAGGTAAGGCCAAAGAGAAGTAGTATGAATTTTATTAAAAAGTTTTGGAATAATTTAACTGGAACTGAAGAAGTAATAGTAAGATCCAGAACTGCGAAAGGTAAATTTGTAGCAGATGATAAGTCTACTCCAGATGTTAATGAAGCTTATACAACTAAAAGAGTTAAGAGAAAAAGTAAATCAACCAAAATAACTACTGACAATATAGGCGAATAGCAATGTATGAGTATAGTTGTAAGGTTGATAGAGTCGTTGATGGCGATACTATTGATGTTGTTTTGGATCTTGGCTTTGATATTCTTTACCGCTGTAGGGTACGCCTTTACGGTATTGATACTCCAGAATCCAGGACAAGAGATAAAGATGAAAAGGTTAGAGGAAAACTAGCTTCAGCATTTTTAAAAGACTCTGTTAAAAAAGGAAAGAAAGTTATTATTGAAACTAAACTAAAAGACTCTAAGGGTAAATTTGGTAGAGTGTTAGGTAATGTTATCGTTGATGGCTTAAATCTAAATCAAGTTATGATAGATAACTTCTTAGCAGTAGCTTACTTTGGTCAGTCTAAGGACGACATAGAAGAAGAGCATTTAGTTAACAGACAAAAATTAATAGATCTAGGTAAGTTTACTCCAGTAAAATAATGGATTCAGCAGTACAGCTTATAACTGAACTTGGATTCCCCATAGCCGCAGCTCTAGGATTAGGTGCTTTTGTATGGAAGCTTATCAACAGGATCATTGATGGCATGGAAGTTAAGGTAGATGTCTTAGACGAAAAGCTAGGAACAATTATCAATTCTATGGAAGGCAGACTAGGTGGCAAACTTGACAGTCAGCATGGTATTTTAGTAGCATTGATAGATAGGGTGCGTTCATTGGATAACGAAATCATAAGACAAGACACTATGATTAAGACAATTCTGGGCGTTCCGCAATTAATCAATATTGATAAAATAGCTAAGGCAGACAGAGATGACCAAAGGAAAGACTGACAAGGATAAGGAAGAAGCGGCAAAAGTAAGAATATTTGCTTTTCTAGTTTTTGCTTTTGGTATTATGATGGCTTTTATAATAGCTCAAAACGCTCAAGCGGATCAGATTACACACAAGTTTAAATCTCCTTCATTCAATGGAATGAATACTTCTAGTCACTATCTGACTATTGAGAACCAAGAGTTTAATAGAAGAAAGACTATTAAAGACGAGATCAAGGCCGCCTTAGAAGAGGCTGAGAGAGACAAAGAAAACTCTACAGTTCAGAGGTTTCTAAGAAACTTTGAGAGTCGTGTGTACGCTGAATTAAGCAGGCAGTTAATTGCTAATCTGTTTGGTGAAACACCGCAAACAAGTGGAACTATAACCCTAGAAGGTAATACAATAGTTTACAGTTCAGACGGAACATATCTAACTTTAACCATAACCGAAGCCGATGGAACAATTACCACTATCAAGATTCCTCTGGGCTCCTTTACTTTTTAGTATATCTAGCTGCTCAATCCTTGATCAGTATGAAGATACTATAGATCAAAGACACAAAGCAGGTGATGTAGTAAAGATAAGTGATCTTCAATCAAAAGAATTAAAAAATGTAAACATACCTGTTAGTAGGCCTATAGTAGCGGTATATCCAACATCATTCACAGATCAAACAGGACAACGTAAAAGTAATAGTTCGTTTGCTTTGTTCTCTACAGCTATAACCCAGTCTCCAAATGCACTATTAATAAGGGCCTTAAAGCACGCAGGAGATGGTCAATTCTTTAGAGTGGTTGAAAGAATTGGCTTAGATAATCTAGTAAAAGAAAGACAGCTGATTAGATCGGCAAGAGAAAAGTTTGCAAAAGACGATGAAAGCAAAAATGTTCCGCCCCTGCTTTTTGCTGGTGTATTGCTAGAAGGTGCTGTAATAAGTTATGATAGTAACTTGACCACGGGTGGGATGGGTGCTAGGTATCTAGGAATAGGAACAAGCATTCAGTATAGAGAAGACAATATAACAGTTAGTCTTCGTATGGTATCAGTCGCAACTGGTGAAATACTTATAGAAGTATTAACACAAAAGACAGTTTTTAGTTACGGTAAATCAGAAGACGTATTCAGGTTTATTGAGGCAAATACAGAATTAGTTGAAATTGAGTTAGGTAACTCAAACAACGAATCAGCAACAATAGCGCTTATGAAAGCTATAGAGGCTGCCGTATTAGAAATTATAAATATCGGTTACGATAGGAGCTTTTGGAATGAACAAATTGAAATTAAAGAGCCTGATTGTGTTGATGATGACTGTATCACTTCAATCGGCAGATAACGAAATATTCGTAGATCAAAGCGGTGTGTCAGCTAATATAGATTTAGAACAGCTAGGCATATCAAACATTATTGCAGGTCTTAGTTCTTCAGCAGGTAGTCTTACAGCTTTCGATTTAGACGGAACAAGTATGACACTTGACGTCAATATGATTGGTGCGACCAATAAATTCCTTGGTGATATCTGGGCAGATAGCTTTACAGGTGCATACAACTTTATAGGTTCCACAAATACTTTTACCATTCAAATTGACCCAACCAACACTTACGGAGCTGATAGCTCTAACCAAAATGTAGCTGTTACAGGTACTGGTAATACTTTTACTTTAAATCAAGGGACATCTGCATTAGCAGCTACTTTAGATTTAGATTGGATTATACAAGGCTCTAATAACACTGTTGTTTCAAATATAAATATTGATGGAGCTACAAATTACATGGATATAGATGGTAGTGATAATACAGTTAACTATACAGGCGCAGGCGTATCTGCAAGTGCTGGTGGGTATTTTTGGCTAGATCACACAGGTGGTCAAAGAACATTTAACATTCAACAACTGAGTACCCAAGACAATGATTGGCTTAAGATTATTTCTGTTGGCGGCAATGCTTCTAGTTCCGTTTGCGTTATCCAAAACGATCAAGGAACCTCACTCGGCTGTTAGTATTGGTGGTGTTTCTGAGCTAAACGGCTCGGCACAAATAGTAAGAGATAAACCAGTAGATGCTACATTAGATTTTTCTATACAAAACAATGATGAAGCTATTACTTCTAACGGAAGAATGTCTATAACCTTTTTAGACGATAGTAAAGTAAGCTTGACAGAACACTCCCAATTGATAATTGACGAGTATATATTTGATCCTGATCCTAGCAAATCTAAAATGGCTCTTACCTTTGGACTTGGAACAGCTAGATTTATTACAGGCAATTTAAATCGTATAGACAAACAAAATATTTCTTTAAAGACTCCTACGGCTAATATAGCGATAAGAGGTACAGACTTTACAGTTACAGTAGATGAATTAGGTCGTAGTTTAATAATACTTCTTCCTGATGCTTTAGGCTTATCTAGTGGAGAAATTTTGGTAACTACTGGTATGGGTACAGTTACATTAAACAAACCCTATCAAGCTACTACAATATCTGTATTTGAATCTAAGCCTAGTAGCCCAGCAATACTAGACCTTACTTTAGATATGATTGATAACATGTTGATTGTTACTCCACCTCAAGAAGAGGCTGTAATAGAACAACAAATTGTTACTAAAGAAAAAAATATATTAGATTTTAATGATCTAGATATAGATTATCTTGCCGAAGATTACTTAGCTACAGATGATTTAGAGTTTACAGAATTAGATATAAACTATCTTGATGTTAATTTTCTTGAAGATTTACTTAATGTATTAGATGCCTTGGCTATATCTAAAGATGAAGATGCTTTAGCTCAAGCTACAAGTACACAGATAACAGGTACCTTATTAGGTAAAGACCCAGACACACAGATAACAGCTTTAATAACAGGTAATGTTATAAGTTTACGAAGGCAAGTAAATGAAAGCGTTAGATTAGATTTAAATGGAAGTAATGCTTACACAGTAATTTTGATACAAGACGGAGTATCTAATATAATTAAAGTTAATGGAGGAAGTAATAGCACTATTACTATTACTCAAAGCGATTAATGAAAAAACTAATATTCATAATACTTATAATACTAGTGTTGCCTTTGTTATATCAGTCAACAGCAACAGAAATATTAAAGTTAAAAACATTTGATACTTTTGTTAAAAAATATGAACCATCAAATAATTTTGTAATTTTAAACATTACAGAACAAGATGTAGAAAATGAAGGAGGATATCCTTTTCCTAGAAGAACATTAGCTCAGATACAAGTTGATTTAATAAATGAAGGAGCTATAGGTGTAGGTTGGGTTATGTCATTTCCCCAAGCAGATAGAATGGGAGGTGACGAAGTCTTTGCAAAAACATTGCAATACATACCATCTGTCATAGCAATGTTTGAAGATGGTAAGGGTAACTATCCTAAATCTACAGGTACAGTTGTTAAAGGTAAAGATATTGGTGGTATAGTATCTGAGGGAGTCAAGGAAAACCTGAACACTCTAGCAGATAATACATTACAGGGATTAGCCATTGCTCCCACCGAAGTTGACCAACTTGTTAGACGTATTCCATTATTAGTAAGAACACCAAGTAACAATTGGATTCCTTCTTTTGGCACACAAATATATAAAGCACTCTTTGATGTTAAGACTTACATTATCACTACAAATGATAATGGTATCCAAGAGATATCAATCAGAGGAATACCACCTATCAAGACAGATAACCTTGGTCGTAAATGGATAAGCTGGGTTGACACACCTCAAACTGATTTAAAGAAAATGGATGTAGCTAATAAGTTTGTATTTATTGGTGTCACTGCTAACGGAGTCATGCCACAAATTGCAACTCCAGTTGGATTATTAGAACCTCATAAGATTCAAGCGGCATTATCTGAGTCAATTCTTATACAAAACTCTCCATATATTCCAGACTTTGCTTTAGCTTTGGAAATTTTAATTTTTGGAATTTTCGTGTCCTTGACATGGATTGTAATTAATTATCTTGGTGTAACTAAGGGCGTAAGTATAGCTATATTTTTACTATTAACCACGGGGCTCTTAGGAAGTTTTAGCATTCATAAGGGCTACTTGATAGATGTTTCATGGACTTTGATCTCACAATTCATAACAGGAGCTGTTGCCTTCTATATAAACTTTAGAAAGCAGTTTAAGTTGCGTCAATTAATTAAAAAACAATTTGAACATTACCTTGATCCAAGACAGGTTAAACAATTACAAAAGAATCCAGACTTATTAAAACTCGGTGGCGAGAAAAGATACGCTACATTTTTATTTACAGATGTCAGAGGCTTCACTAGTCTTTCAGAAAAACTACAACCAGAAGAAGTTACTGAGATTATGAATAAGGCATTAACAGTACAAGTAGAATGTGTGCAAAGAAATGGAGGCATGGTAGATAAATTTATAGGAGATGCTTGTATGGCAATTTTTAATGCTCCCATGGATTTAGAAGATCATCAAAACAAAGCAGTGAAGACTGCTATTGAAATGCAAGAAGCAATCAAAGAACTTAACAAAGAACTATCACATGAGATTGCTATTGGGGTGGGAGTAAATACTGGTACAGCTGTAGTAGGTAACATGGGATCTGATACTAGGTTTGACTTTTCAGCCATTGGAGACTGTGTAAATATAGCAGCTCGACTTGAGTCTGGAACTAAAGAAGCTGGCGTTGATATTCTTATAGGAGAAGAGACTGCCAAAAACTGTAGTTTTGAGTTAAAATCTTTAGAAGCAATAAAAGTTAAAGGTAAGGAAAAATCTTTAAACGTATATACAATTTGAGGAAGTAAATGGCAACTGCAAAAGATGCTCTTAATGCAATAGAGTCACACGAAAGAGAATGTAAAGCATTATACAAAAGTATTGATAAAAGATTAGAAGACGGATCAAAGCGTTTCGATAAACTAGAGAACATGATCTGGGCTGTATATCCTTTTATATTGGTATCAGTAGTTTTATCTAGGTTTGTATGAGCAAAGTATTCATAGGGATTATAGTAGTTATGGGATTAGCTACTTATCTTTTATGGAACGAGAACTCTAAACTATCAGCTCTTAATCAAGCATTTGAATTAAGAGATCAAGAACAGAAGGCAGCAATAGAATCATTACAGAATGATTTTGCAAAGCAAACAGAAGGCTTGCTAGTCATTCAATCACGCAATCAAGAAATAGAAGCAGACATGAGTAGGTATCTTGATATGTTTAAAAGACACAACCTAACCAAATTAGCCGCAGCTAAACCAGGTTTAATAGAACCAAGAGTAAACAAAGGAACTAAAGATGTATTTGATAGTATCGAAGAAGATAGCCGTAGTATCGACAGTCTTGATGATGGCTTGCAGTTGCAGCCTAATACCAAGTAAGCAACAGGTAGAGGTTATATCTAAACCTATAGAAAGAACTATAGTTCAACCTATAATGCCTAGAGAAATAGATCTAAAAGATCCTTACTGGTATGTAGTATCAGATAAAAATTTAGAAGAATTCATAACTAGAGTTGAGAAAGACCAAGGTCAAGTGGTATTCTTAGCTATGTCTGTGCCCGATTACGAACTCATGGCATATAATATGCAAGAACTAAAAAGGTATATAAATGAACTTAAAGAAGTTGTTGTCTATTATAAAACAGTTACTACAAAAGAAACGGAGTAAAGATATGAACATATCACAAGAAGGTTTATCGCTAATTAAAAAATTTGAAGGCTGCGAATACAACGCATACAAATGTGCAGCAGATGTTTTAACAATAGGTTACGGACATACCAAAGGTGTTAAAGAAGGAGACTTAATAACTCAACAAGAAGCAGAAAATTTATTAGCAGAAGACTTAAAAGAATTTGAAGAATCTGTCATAGATGCTGTAGAGATGCCAATGAGTCAACATCAATTTGATGCTCTGGTTTCTTGGACATTTAATCTAGGGCCGTCTAATTTAAAAGCATCTACTATGCTTAAAGTTTTAAACAAAGGTGACTATGAAGATGTACCTGCACAAATCAAGCGTTGGAACAAAGCAGGCGGTAAAGTTTTAGAAGGTCTGATTAGACGTAGAGAAGCTGAAGCTCTATTGTTTGAAGGCAAAGAATGGCACGAGGTCTAATATGCCGTTAACTAAATTACAATTTACTCCAGGCATCAACAAAGAGATGACTGATCTTATGGACAAGGGCGGTTGGGCTGATGGTAATTTAGTTAGATTTAGAAAAGGAATGCCAGAGAAGATAGGCGGTTGGACTAAAGCAGTTACTGGTTCTTATCTAGGGACGGGAAGGGCTTTATTAGCATGGGTTGATTTAGACTATACAAGATATCTAGGACTAGGAACAACCTTTAAATATTATGTTAATAGTGGCTCAGACTTTGAAGACATAACTCCTATAAGGGCTACAACAACCAATGGTATTGTCTTTGCAGCAACTAATGGAAGTGCAACAATCACAGCTTCCGATGATGCTCACGGAGCTGTAGTAAATGATTTTGTTACTATTAGTGGTGCTGCTAGTTTAGGCGGTTTAATAACTGCAGCTGTATTAAACCAAGAATACCAAGTTACTGCTGTACCAAGTGCAGATACGTTTACCTTTACAGCTACAGCTACAGCAAATAGTAGTGATAGTGGTAATGGTGGATCAGGTGCTGATGCGGCTTATCAAATTAATGTAGGGCTAGATGTATATGTACCATCAACAGGTTGGGGTGCAGGCACATGGGGCTCTGGAACATTTGGATCTGCTAGTGCCTTATCACAAACAGGACAGCTAATACTTTGGTCACATGATGCTTTCGGTGAGGACTTAATATTTAATCCTAGAGCTGGTGGTATATATTATTGG